CTCAAGTCCTGCCGTCATTGGAACTGCTGAAGCAGGAAAAATGACTAAGCAGCAATATAAGAAGTTACAAGTATCTGATCCAACTGCCGCACACGAAGCTTTAATCAAAGGACACGTTCAGATGAGAGAAGACAATTACGTTGCTAACCAAGCTTTTGATAAGTAATTAATAAAAGAAGGGAAGTGACTTAAATGGTCGACTTTACAAGTAACGATACGAATACAACTACGTATGATGATACAGTTTACGCTGCAATCATTAACGATGATATTCTCGATGCTTTACAAGCAGCCGTTGTGACTCCTCCACTTTTAGCTATGTTCGATTTATCAGGACAACCGTCTAAAGCAGTAGACATTCCGATAGCTGATGCTGAATCAGCTGCCGCAGTTGCAGAAGGTGCAGAGCTTGCAAATACAGCTCTCTCAACTTCTAAAGCTACTCTTACTGCTTCTGAAGTTGGAATCATGGCAACAATCACAGACGTATTAGACGTATCTTCTATTGCGGCTACTCGTGGTGCTCAAATGAGACAAATGGGTAACGCAGTAGCACAAAAGATAGACGTTGATATCTGTGCATTGTTAGCTGGATTTGGTACTGCAGTAGGTACTTCTGGTGCAAACTTATCTCTTGCTAACTTATTCTCAGCAATTTACACTCTAGAAGCAGCTAATGCTCCTGGACCATATGTGGGTGTTTTACATCCAGTTCAAATTGCTGACTTAAGAACTGCCGTAGAAGGATCCTCTTCAGGAATCTTCACAGGTGGTGGCGTGAGATCAGGTGCTGGCGAAATAGGAACAAACGAAGATACTGGATATTTCGGTAACTTTATGGGAATTGATTTTTATCAATCCACCAACGTTCCTACCGCTAACTCTGCCGCTGACCGTGCTGGTGGTGTATTTTCTAAAGATTATGCACTCGGTATGGTACAGAAATGGCCCGCTAAAACAGAAATCATGCGTTGGGCTCCAATTCGTGGTTTCGTTGTAGTAGTGTCATCTATGTATGGCGTTGGAGAAATCGTTGACTCGGCTGGTGTGGAAATCACAACAGACGCTTAAGCGTTTAAGTCTGGGTAGGCAGAAAGTTTTATTGTCGTGTGTTCCTACCAACACACACGACTAAGGAGAATCTATGACCGAAAAGAAAAAAAGAGCTAAAGATGACAAAGGTCAATTCATAGCTGATGATCCAAGCACGCCTGATGTTAATGAAGCTTATGTCCAGGAAGATAAAGATTCTGGATATGTAAACACTAAAAAGTTTAAAAAACAAACTTTAAAGTTTACTGCTCAAGGTAAATATCCTGATGGAAGAAAAGTTCCATTCAAGAATATGAAAACTATGAAAGCTTTACAAGTAGATCCTGACGGAATAATTACAGGAAATGTAGTTCAGTTACCTTGGGAAGCTACTGTTAACAATGGTGTAGCAGGAGATCCCAATGACCAAATAGGTCTAAAGAAGTACGAGAGAAAAGGTTTTATTTTCTGTGTTGAAGCAGACGGTACACCTATGTTTTCTACTCTTTGGGACGACTGGTCTGAATATGATGCAGCATACGAAGCTAGAATGAGAAAAGCATTCCAAGGCGAAGCTGGTAAGTTTGGCGCTAATGCTACAACAAGCAGGACAATGGCTGGTGTCTGAAAAGAAGAAGAAACCTAAATTAAAGGACGCTTCCAAATTAATGGAAGATTCTTTTGGTTTAGACAAACATCTCAAACCTAGGGCTTCTCAGTTAGGTGATGAAGACCTAGGTGATGGGATGTTTCAAAAGAAAGTTAGAGTTCATAGAGATGCTTCTGGAGAAGTTTCTCAATTACTTGATGCTGATTCTCCTTTAACTAAAGAAGAAGAAATGGCACAAATGAAAGTTTATTCTAAAGTTGCAGAGCAACCTCCTGTAATTAAACATCCTCCTAGAACAGATAGAGGAAAAGTAATTCATATACTTGCAACTCGACTGTTTCAAGACTATGTTAAGAATGCGAGCAATATGACTAGACCGAATCCACTTAGAGACGGTATACCAGGTTGTGCATGCCCTATTAAGAGTGAAATTGGATGTGTGGATTTTTGTGGTCAAGATAAGCTCGGTCCTAGAAGATGGACGGCATCAGCACAAGAGGTATACGATTGGATAGTAGAGATGGTAAAGCGAAGAGCTAACATAGTGGACTCTAGTAAGAAGAGTAGGTAATGGCAACTGCAGCCGTTGTTCAACAACGCATAAAAGATTACCTTTATGGATCTGACTATCTCAAAAGACCTTTTACAGATTTTTTAAATCAAAGTGGAAATGTATCTAGCACAGACACAGTTATTACTGTTACGAATATAAATAGTTGGGCAGCAGGAGATGTTGTTGAGTTTATTACTGGAGAACAAGCTTATATAAAAAGCATTGATGTAGACAATAGTAGGTTTACTGTTGCTAGAGCTTGGAACGGAACTACTGCAGCAACTGTAACAGACCTAACCGCAATTGAAAAAAATCCTAAGTTTACTTTATCTAAAATAAATAATGCAATTGATTCAATAATAAAAGAATTGTATCCAGAAGTTTATGTCTTTGGTACTGGTAGTGCGACTGCAAATAAAAACAGTTATTTCTACACAACTGCAGATACTGGTTTAAAAGAAGTTTTATCAGTTTATTACCCAAGGTCAGGATCACTTGGTAGTGACGAGCCATGGGTTTTAAATACTTGGAAAATGACAAAGCACATGCACACATCTGGTTTTGCAAACGGCATTGGTATAACTATGTGGGATTATGGAGAGCTATCTCACGGCGACACCTTTTACTACACCTTTAAAAAGAAAATAGGAGCTACTGCAGATTTAGATGACAGACAAGTCGAACTCGTTGTTATAGGAGCAGTCTATAAACTTATGGGCTCTACTGTGCCTTCTAGTACTAACGACACCAGAGATCAACGCCAGGTAGTTCAACCAGGACAAGAAGCTAGAGATTCTAATTGGTTTTATGGTGAGTATCTAAGAGCTAGAAAAGAAGAGAATATGCGTCTTAAGGAAGAAGAAAGATTTGTTCTAACAAGTAGGCAAACTAGAAGACAAAGAACATATCGTGATTGATGGGTATTTTCACATTAAACTGGGGACTTATAAATATCGCCTAGCAGTCAATGCAGCTGACGATCATTATAAAGCTAGACTACTTCCTCTTAACATTTCAAATGCACAAGTTGTGCAATCATCTGAGCCTAAGTATGACTTAAGACCAGATACTGCCGTATGGGAGTTAACTGATTGGTCAGCTGGAGAAGGCTTTAAAAAATGGGACAGGGAAAAAGGTAACGCTTACGATTTTAGTACAAACATAGATGCACTACACACTCCTGGAAGTATAAGACTTTCTAAAGGTGTTGAGTCAGCTGGAACTAATGTAAACAAAACAGGTACATTAGTTAAAGCATCAGACAAATTGCTGCACTTTTCTTCTTCTGATGATTCTGTTGCTACTTACTCTGGTACTTTAGCTAACACGACTTGGGACGTACAAGATGCTGGTGGAACAGATATAGCAGATGATGACTACTTTGCAGTAAGAGGCGATGGTGACGGTAAATATGTATTTATACCAGTTAGTGGAGGACTAAGTGATATATATAGATTTGAAGTACAAGACACTTATACAGATGATTTTGCAGATACAGACAAATGGGTTGACTCAGATAGTCAAGACGTTTTTGAAAGACCTTTAGTCAAAATAGGAAGTCATTTGTATGCAGTACATATAACAGGAGAAAAGATTTCTGTTATAGAATACAATGCGTTCTCAACTTCTACACCTCCAGTTACTGGTACTGAAATATTTGTAGTGCACGAAGGTAACTTAGACGCTGGAAGTAATCAAGGTATTCTTGCTAGAGGCGATAATGAGTTGTTTGTTTGTGTAAGAACTAAAGCTGGTGAAAGTGTTTTGTATAGAATTGTTCCTGGTACTGCTTTAGGCGATAGCTTTGGAGTAGAAGTAGCTAGAATGCCTGGTTTTGCAGTAGATTGTATTTGGTATGCAGCAGGTGTTCTACTTATGGCTGGTACATCTTCAACTACAGGTATAGACGAAAGAACAATTTATTATGTAAGAGGAACTGAATTTGGTACATTTGGAATTTTAAGGCAAGATGAAGATTTTACTGCAGGTAAATTAATAACAAGCACAGATGCTTCTCGTATGGATAGAACTTTCTTCTTAGCTCCTACTGGATCATCTGCTAATACTTGGACATTGTTTACTATAGACTTGTTAACTGGAGGCATCTTTGGTGGTCCAGAGTTTACGGCAGTAAGAGATCCAAACTCAGTAGTAGATTTCTTAGGAAGAACATTTGTATCTGAAAATAAAGGCAGCTCTAATACACAATCGTACAGAACTGCTGCAACTTATGCTTCTACTGGATCTCTTTACAGTTCAGTACACGATTTTGATATAGCTGAAGAAAAGACTTTAATGTCTGTTAGATTAGCTACAGAGCCATTACCAGCAAATACCTCTGTGCAAATTCACTATCAAAAAGACCAAGATGGAACTTGGACATCTGCTGGAACATATGATACAGATGACGGAACAGGAGTTACTTTTACAATATCTTCTAGTGCTTCCTCTGTTAAGTTTAAAAATTTACAGTTAAAAATAACATTAGCAACAAGTAATACTGCAGTTACACCTGTAGTCAGGTCTCTTCAAATTAGATCTACTCCTTCTGAGTATGTTAAAGAATGGGATTTAGTACTGGATATAAGCGATGAAGACGCACAAGCTCAAAGTAGAGCGTTTAGTGGGTCTCAATTAATAGACTATATAAAAGCTGAGGCAGACACAGAAAACATATTGACTTTTCAAAATGGTTATGAAGTTGCAGCTAGTGGCTCTTACGATACGCATAGTGTAATGATAAGAGAATATAGTTTGCAATTAGATACACCTGGACAAGGTGTTGCTAATATTAAAGTTAGAGAAGTGGAGTAATATGTATCAACCAATAAGTGATTTTTTTGACCTAAGACCTGCAAGAGAAGCAAGGTTTGACGTTTCTCGTAGTTTGCAATTTGTAAAAGCAAATGGTGTCAAAAGTAACGTATCTTTGATAACTGAAGACAATCAGACTAAACTTCCTTTTGTGAAAACAAATGGATCAACAAGTAATATTAAATTAAGGATTGCATAATGGCTGATAAAGTACCTGTAAAAGCAACGTTTGACTCTGCTGGTGAAGCAGACGGTTTATCAGAATTTGTATCAGGTGACACTCTTGGTTACGCCCATGGAGGAACTGGTTTAACTGCATTAGGATCTGCTTTACAATATTTAAGAACTAATGCTGCTGCTAATGCTATGGAATGGGGAACTGTTGCTGGAGATATTGAAGCAGTAACCGCAGGAGACGGACTTAGTGGTGGTGGAACAAGTGGATCTCCGACAATTGATTTAGATTTAAATGAGTTAACTGCAGCTGCAGTTAACGTAGCTGCTGATAGTATCGCAATAATTGATGCAGATGATAGTAATGATAACAAAAAAGAAGCTATCGCAGATTTGATTACCGCTATCGCTGGTGTGGGTTTAGCAGCTGCTTCTGGTGTTTTATCCTTAGATTTACACGAGCTATCAGCTGCAACTGTTAATGTTGCTAATGATAGTGTTGCAATAATTGATGCAGATGATAACTCATCTAAGAAAGAAAGTATTGCAGATTTAGTGTCAGGTATGGCTGGAGATGGTTTAACCGCTACTAACGGTGTGCTAGCTGCCTCTGGAGGAGTATCATTGGGATTAGTATTAGCTCTAAGCTAGGAAAGGATAAGTTATGGCAGATGTATTAGAAGGTGTAGTTGGAACTTTAGGAAGTAGCAACGCAGATTTATTAGACGCAGTAGCTTCTTCTACTACTGAAACTATTATTGGAATGACTTTTTCTAATGTTAGTTCAAGTAGTGCAGATGTAACAATAGACATTGAAATAGTTAAATCTGGTGGCTCTGTTACTCCACATTTATTAAATGATGTTAGCGTTCCACATGGAACTACACTCGTATGGCAAACTAAAGTAGTTTTAACAACAGGTGATAAAATACAAGGATTGTGTTCAGCAGCTTCAAGTGTAGATTTTACAATTAACTATTTGAAACAAACCTAAAGGATCTATATGTCCTATTTAGGTACGCAACCAAATGATGTAAAAAAGAATACAGGTTTATATACACCTAGTGAAATATTACAACTTACTAAAGATGGTAGTTGGGGTGGTAGCTTAGAACTTATTGCTGAACAAACAATATCTAGTGGTAGCAATTTAAATTTTACTTCTATTAAAGAAAGTGTGTATGATGTGCATTTTATACAAGGGTTTAACATAGTAAGTTCGTCTGCTAATACAGGTGTAAATATTAGACTTTCAAATGACGGTGGCTCAAGTTATGAAAATAGTAATTATAGATTTGCTACATATTATTTAGGTGCAATAGGTAATGGGGAATATAAACAAACTTCTTTTAGTACATTACCATTTACTTCTGATACTGCTAATGCAAATAAACAAGCTACTGCATATTTTTATAACTTAGGAAATGCTTCTAAATTTTCATTTCATAATTTTAAAAGTGTTGATGATCCATATTATTTTTGTGGTGGTGGAGTTTATCCGGTAGCTGAAAAAATAGACGCTATTCAATTTTTATCTAATAATGGTAATGCTTGGACAGGTACTATTAAAATTTTTGGAATGAAACAAATATGAGTAATATAAGGTTTATTAATCAAACTATTGTAAGTTCTACTGTTGCAAGTGTATCTGTAACAGATGTTTTTACAACAGATTTTGACATATATCAAATAACACTAGATGACGGTAATTGTAGTGCAAATGCAAATGTAGATTTAAGATTTATTAATTCTAGTGGGAGTATTATTGCTAGTAGTTCTTACGATTATGCACATTATATTCAGACTGATTACGGTGGTTATGTAGAAAGTATAGGTGTAGGTAGTACATTTTTAGAAGATATTGGTGGTATAGGCAGAAGTACAGAAAGTGAAAATGGGGGAAATCAATTTTATATTTTTAATCCAAATAATGCTACAAGCTATACTTTTTTTGCAGGGGAAGCGTCAAAAAATGCTACAAGTGGCTCTGCAAATCAAAAAGGTGTAGGAATATTAAAACAATCATCTAACATTACAGGATTTTATTTACAATTAGCAACAGGTAACATTACTAATTTAAACATTAATGTTTACGGAATAAGGAAAGATTAATGGGATTATTACAAGTAGCGACAACAACAGTAACAAGTCCAGTTAGTACAGTTAGTATTTTAGGAATTACAACAGATGATAATTATATGATTGCAGTAAATGGTATGAAAAGTTCAAGTGATATTACAAACTTAAATATACAAGTTACTAAGTCAAGTGATAACTCTGCTGATAGTTCTGCAAACTACGATTACAATCATATAAAAATTAGAGCAGCAGGAACTTTTGACAAAACGGCAGTCACTAATGATACTGCACCAACAGTTGGTAATGGTGGAACGGGTACAGGTGAAATGGCTAATTGGATTATTTATTGCTATCGTTTTAATGATAGTTCTGCACATTCATACTTTACTTATCAACCAACTACTTTTGATTTTGAGGGCAAGTTAGTTGGAAATACAGGTGCTTGTACTCTTACTGTTAACCAAAGTACTAATGGATTATTATTTAAATATCATACAGGAAATGTAAGTGCAGGAACTTTTACATTATACAAGGTAATATAATGAGTGAATTTGGCTATATACCAGAAGCACCAGAACAAAGTGCATTTAATAATAAAGGTATTTTTACACCTAAAGATATTTATAACTTAGATCAAGTAGATAAATGGACACCACAACTTGGACAATTAGAATTAATTGAAACTAAAACAATAACAAGTGCAGTTTCAAGTGTAGATTTTGATGATTTAGGAAGTTACAATGTTCACTTGTTAACCATTAATGATGGCTATAACACTACTAATGGTAAAGGTATAGCAATAAGACTTTATGAAAGTGGAGTTTTAGAAAGTGGTACTGTTTATCAAATGGCTAACCAAGATTGTACACCAAGTTTTTTTGCAGAAGATAGAGGCACTACAAAAAATGCTTTTAGATTTGGTAATAATACTTCAACAAGTTATACACAAAGTAACATTAATGGCTATTTATATTTTTATAATTTTTTAGACAGTTCAAAATATAGTTTTGC